GGACCGTCTCCATCTGATCCGGCCGCTGTACCGTCTCCTGTTACTCCTGATCCAGTACCATCGCCTCCTCCTGGTCCTGATGTACGTCCGGGTGCTTCACCTTCAATTCCCTTTAAACAATTTTGTAAATATTCTTTCCATTGCGGATATTGAGCAATATGATCGTTTACAGCATCTGTTGCTAGTTCTTTGTCAACTTTATCGCCGCTGGTAAATGCACGTACTGCCATTCGACAAATATCATCAGGTGGATCTCCGTATTCGAATTTTGATTTTAACCCTGCTTCAACTACTTTAATATCTTTGTATTTCATTATTCATCTGCCTTAGGTCTAAGTGCTTTTGATAAGCTCTGTCTTTCCACAACACTTTCGCCGGCAATAGTATCGGTTGTAGTATTGTTTATAAATGTACCTTTTTGGTTTGTTCTATTGTTTGTACCAGTAAGTGTCATACGTACATTATCTTCTTGTTTAACCCAACGACTTCCGTCATATCTAAACAGTCTATTAGGTGAAAAGTCTGTGCGTAGGAAAAAATCACCTACTGTAGTGTTAGTAGGAAAACTTATACCATGACCAAAAGATTCACCGTTAGTCGGTATTCCGTCGCCCAGTAAATATCCGTTGTATCCTGACTTAGTAGCTGAGCGCATAGTATCCGGAATATCATCTCCATCTGTGTCAACAAGTTCTGTATTTCCATTTTCATCTAATTGTAAACTAAAGTAATGACTAGTATCATATCCTGCTTTCGGCGCATCAGCTTCTGCTTGTGCAACCACAGCATTATTAATTTGCATCTCTTTATCATATGTACTTAATAAATTACGCAGAGTATCGCCGCCTGTAGCGCCTTCTTCTGCAGGTAAGTCTAGTATTTCTTTGAATTCTTGTGAGTCTACTATTTGTTTTAATTTTAATCTGTATAAATGCGGATACCAAGATTGTGAAAATCCTTCTGCTGCTCGATTAACATCTTCTACAACATAAAAACGTTTAAGAGCAAATGATAAATCATTAAGTGCATACTCGTCTTTTAAGTGTGGCAATTCTACCACATCACCTGCCATAACTTTTCTACCAAGAGTTTTAACACTACTATTAATGTGTATTGTTAAGAATAATGTATCATTACTTAAAAACAATCCAAATTGACTAAGGTTAAAGTCTATATCTTGTACATTATAAATGCCACGCATTGTATAAATGTCTGGATCATACTTGCGATCTCTGTTTTCTAAGAACAACATGTCTTGTATGTTGGTTTCCTTTACAGCGTCATATCGTGGTTGATCAGCTGTAGCATCTGCTTCACTAGGATTTTCAGCACCTAGGAACTTGTGTATATTGATATCTGTACCACCTACAGTGAACATTTCATAGACTTGTTTGTCTATAAATGCATAATCATTACCGCGTTGTGGCTTGTATAAACTTAATCTTGGCATACACATATTTATCGTTAGTAACTCAATACGATAAATACTAATGGAGACTAAATTATGGCAATACAAAAACAAGAAATATTTGATTACGTACACGCAATGCTAGGCGGAGGCATGATTGATGTTGAACTCGATCCTATCCATTATGAAACAGCATTAAAGAAAGCATTTACACGTTTTAGACAACGTAGTGATAATTCAGTTGAAGAATCATATTTCTTTATGCCTACAATTATAGACCAAAACGAATATACATTGCCCAATGAAATAATGGAAGTTCGCAAATTGTTCCGCAGAAGTGTTGGATCAAGATCAGGGGGCGGAGATGGCGGAAGTATATTTGAACCATTTAACTTAGCATATACAAACGCATACTTACTAACAAGTTCTAATATGGGCGGACTAGCAACATATGATATGTTTAGCCAATATCAAGAATTAGTAGGTAGAATGTTTGGATCATTTATAGAATTTAAATGGAACTCTACTACTAAAAAATTAACTCTACTACAGCGTCCTAGAGCAGAAGAAACATTATTGTTATATTGTTATAATTATCGTCCAGACGAACAGATAATGAATGATTATCTAGCACAACAATGGATTAAAGATTATACACTTGCTAGTTGTAAGTATATGTTAGGCGAAGCGAGAGAAAAGTTTGCTACTATTGCAGGCCCACAAGGTGGCACAAGTTTAAACGGTACAAGTTTAAAATCCGAAGCACAGCAAGAAATGGAAAAGCTAGAACAAGAAGTTTCTCAGCAAATACCAGGTGGCGCAGGATATAGTTTCCTAATAGGCTAAAAACCTTCAAAGTTAACGCTAACGATTTTAATTCATTGTAAATACATTATAATGAATCTTTCTGATTACAAACAAGAGTACAGATTATTTTACATGGTAAAAGGCCATTTAAATACAACTCACGATACTGTTATGAAAAGTGCAGATGGATATTTCCGTAGGCTTTGGAACAATAATGAAGCCTATTTACACGAAGAGGGATTTGAAGAAGCCTTCAAAAAAGTACTTGACAACTCATAAAAAATACCTTATAATAAACACTAAGACTATAACTTAGGAAATATTATTATGATTATTGGCATATGTGGATTAATTGGTAGCGGTAAAGGTACAGCTGCTGATATTCTAGTTGATGAACACGGATTTACAAAACTGTCTTTTGCAGATAAACTCAAAGATGGCGTAGCTACTGTATTTGGTTGGGATCGAGCAATGCTCGAAGGCGAAACTGACAAAAGCAGAGAATGGCGAGAGAAAAAAGATTCTTTTTGGAGCTCTGAAACAGGACGCACTATTACTCCAAGACTAGTACTACAGGAATTTGGTACAGATTGTATGCGTCATGGATTTGATGACGGCATTTGGGTTAGTCTTGTCAAGAAACAGATTACGCAATCTCCAAACACTAATTTTGTAATACCCGATGTAAGATTTCCTAATGAAGCAAATATGATTAAAAGTATACACGGCGAAGTATGGCGTGTAATGAGAGGGTCTGATCCTGTTTGGTTCCGCATGTATCAAGATATTGGAGTCGAGCCTAAAGATGTACACGAAAGCGAATGGCGTTGGGCAAACGTAGATTTTAATGCACAGGTAAACAATAACGGGACACTAGACGATCTTAAAAATCAGGTACAAGGTCACCTTGCTTCCACTTTACGCCCTGTTTCTGCATAATACGTTGACAGTTTGCACATATAGTCTTAAGGTTACTAGGTCTACAATTATTTAAATCGCCGTCAATGTGAAACACATTAAACTGCTCTTGGTACTTTGATGTGTAATTACACTTTTCACATGAGTTCTTTTTTTCATATCCACGTTGTTTCCATTTAGGTACGCCATGGTTTAATCCATTACGTAAGCAACGCTCGCAAAGTTTTCGATAATAGGTTTTATTGCCTTTTTTATAATTAACGGCCGCAGGTCTCTGTTTACATTGGCATAAAGGTCTCATATTGTATTTACCTCACCTTTTTGGTACCTTTTTATAGGGATATATACGTACCTTTTTTTTCATATCTGCTAAATACATATAGCAAAAGATTCCAACAGGAGAAATAATATGGCTTTAACATCACCAGGAGTACAGGTTAGCGTAATCGACGAAAGTTTTTACACACCAGCTGAACCAGGTACAGTGCCTATGATTTTTGTTGCTAGTGCATCAAATAAAACAAATGCAGCAGGAACAGGAACAGCCCAAGGCACACTAAAAGCAAATGCAGGGAAACCTTATTTGCTTACTTCACAAAGAGATTTAGCGGATACATTTGGAGATCCGATATTTAAAACAGATAATAATAACAATCCAATTCATGCAGGCGAACTAAACGAATACGGCTTACAAGCTGCTTACTCACTATTAGGTGTAAGCAACAGAGCATTCGTTGTACGTGCTGATATTGATTTAGGAGAGTTAGAAGCTACAGCGGACGCACCAAGTGCAAATCCCTTAGCAGGCACATACTGGTTTGATACAGATGGTTCAAGATACGGTATACAGCAATGGAATAGTAATGCTGTTAATACTACAGGCGGACAAACTTTTACAACAAAGACACCTACAGTAATTTTTAAACAAAATCAAGTAGTAGATTATGATGGCGGAGATTATACTCCATTAGCATCGATTGGCGCAATTGGTGATTATGTAATTATAGCAGTTACAACTATCAATAAATTATGGTATAAAAATACAAGTGGTTCATGGGTAGCGGTTGGAAGCGGCGATTGGATTAAAAGTTGGCCAACAGTAAAAGGTACTAATGCAAATCCAAGTTTTACAGGAACAGCAGATATTACAGTAAACGGCACTACAATATCAGTAGGCTCAAATACAGTATCTGATGTAGCAACAGCAATAACAAATGCAATAATTCCAGGAATTTCGGCAGCAGCAGTTGACGGATTTTTAGAAATATACAGTGATGGAACAAGTTCAGGTGCTGAAGATTCAACTACAGGAGGACCAGTTGTAATTGGTGGTGACGCAACTAGACTTTCAGAGCTTGGTATTACAGCAGGATCTTTCCTTCCTCCAGCATTACAAATTTCAGCGCATACAAATGTTCCAACTTGGAAAATAACTGATACTGGAACTTCAAGACCATCTGGTAGTATTTGGTTTAAAACAACAGTTCCAAATGGTGGTGCAAAACTAAGTGTTAAACTTTGGAATGCAACTACATTACTATGGGACGAAATTTCAACA